CAAAAGGAACAAAAAAATGGGCAGCTTATGGGATCAATAATATCTTTTCCGATATTATGTATAGCAAACGCATCTATCTTACGATGGACACGAGAGCTAGACTTAAAAAGGAAATTAGATCTTAAAACCGCTCGTATTTTAGTAAACGGTGATGATGGACTATTAAGAGCAACAGAAGCAGGGAAACAATACTGGGAGAGACTCGCGAAATTTCACGGGCTAACTCCTAGCGTTGGTAAAGTGTACTTTTCAGACACTTTCCTGAATATTAATTCTGCACTCTTCATCACTGTACCTACCTTTGTAGATAAAAAAGACTTTCTTAGATGGGACGAAAAATTCAAATCACCTCCTGTAACATTTCTTAAGGAAATACAATATCCAAATATGGGTGTCGTATGCGGTTATAAAAGATCTACCAAAGGCGGACAAGATAAATTATCTATAAGAGATATATTTACCGAAATGTCTATTGGTGCCAATGTACATTATCTATTAGACAATGCACCAAATTATATGGCAAAAGATCTTTATAACATGTTCCTCAATAAAAATTGGGATACGTTACAAAAATACAAAATTCCCTGGTACTTACCAGAGAACAAGGGAGGGTTGGGTCTTCCTATTAGACCAGATCTCAACTATACACGAGACGGCAAGGAAGTAAGATTTGAACCATCAAAAGAAGATTTAAGAACTGCTAAAGTAATAAATAACTACTATTCATTCAAAGTAAAACCACTAGACAAAGACTTTGATACTTGGAAAATTGCTGAAGATCGATTAACTAAGTTTGCAAAAAATAGTGCAGCTTATCTTGAAATGACGACACTAGGGCCGTCATCGGCTAAATTTCAAGATGAAGATACACTAATGGGAAAATTATGTGTAGAGGCACTATTTATGAATAAAATAGAGACTCTATTTCCCAATAAGCAAAGTAAAATAAACAAGAAAATCGAACTTCTAATTAGAAATGATGAACAGAAGAAAGCGGATATATTACTAAATCGTAATCCTTTACGAGATCTAGAAAAGATCTACAAAAAGGTACAAAAGAGCAAAGAAATAGCAGATGGTAGGATAATACCGTATACACTTGATGAAATAAATCACAAGGAAACAGTATATAAACTAGCACCCTTCTATCTTTTTGCAAATTATGAATATTACGATAATCCACTTCTTCCATTGAAAAAACATCATTTACCAATAAACTATATCAGCAATTATAAAAATACAGAGCCTGAGGAGTTTTGAGTTTAATCTATAATAATTTTATGTACTAACATGTACTGACCGCAGCCCGCACGAATAATCGTCGGCTCAAAGAAGTCAGTGTGGTACTGTGGGAGAGAGCTTTTGGCTTCTCTCCCACAGGTAGTAATACAATTAACATATTGTGAATCCCGCATTATTAACATATATACTAATATATGCAGAGAAATTGATCTATTAAGATCAAGATCCCTGTAACGCCGGAATAGAACAGGAGCTTTTAATACTTTTTAAATCATATTAAAGTCTTACGTTTACACTACCTTTCTTAAGGGTACCTACGACGTAATGCCTG